GGGGTCCGTTATCTATTAACGGAATAAAATGGGTACAAACATCTTACAATAGTAACTTTAGAAAAAAATATGCTGCGACAGGTGATACCTACGATTTAATAAAAGATAAATTCATAGCACCACAACCCTATCCATCTTGGAGTTTAGACAACAATGATGATTGGAAAGCTCCAATACCTTATCCAGAAGATGGACAAAAATACACTTGGAAAGAATATGAGGGATGGGTGAAGTTTTAAGAAAGATGTAACAAATATAAAAAATTTCTGTATCAGTTAACTTTAAAAAATAAATGGAAAATTTTATAAGAATATATAAAGTTGATAAAAAATTATGTGACAATTTAATAAAATATCATAAATTAAATACAGAATACAAAAAACTAGGCGAAACAGACCATGGAGTAAATAAAGACTATAAAGATTCTATAGATGTACGTTTTTATAATCATTCTACAAATGAAACTATATTAAATTTTTTTAAAATTTTAAGTGAATGTGTTGTTAAATATTTAACAGAATTTGATATTAAATTTCCTGTAGTTACAGATACAACAAATTTAATACAGTATTATCCAAAAAATGGTGGATTTAAAATTTTTCATCACGAAAATGGTAGTTTTATTACGTCACACAGAAGATTAGTTTATATGTTGTATTTAAACACTGTAAAAAATGGTGGAACAGAATTTAAATATCAAAATACTATTTTAGAAGCTATAAAGGGAAATTTAGTTATATGGCCAGCTGAATTCACTCATTTACATAAGGGAGTCATATCTAAAAATGAGGAAAAATATATAGCAACTGGCTGGTTTATAATAGATCAATTAACTTACAATCAATTTTTTAAGTCTAGCCCTTAATTTACCAATTAAAGTTGAATATTCCTCGTTAATTTTAATTAATGTTTCTATATGCAGTTGATGTTTTTCAATTCGCTCTAATAGTTCTTTATTTATTTCTACCTCAGATTTTTTAACCATCTTTTCCATCTGAAGATTAGATTCTAGTTCTTTTATTTTATCTTCTAAACTCATTTTTTAAACCAAGCAGGTAAACCTAAATGCGGTCTTCTATCAAATAGATTTTCCTTTGATCCCTCCGTTGCCTCATTATTATAATGCAAAAACACCTGACCACAGTTTTCACCTTGAAAGGCATCTCTCCAATGTTCTAACAAATTTCCTCTATAAACCAACATATCACCAGGTTTTAAATCAACTTTGATACCTTTAGGTGCGTTAGGTTTTACTAAATTCTGTGCCTCATTAATTACATTATCTGCACCTGTTGGATCTAGATAGATTGGCCAAGGATCACCTCCTAAATTTAAGGTCGTAGATATTTCGCAGCTAAATCTATCCTTATGACGTTTTAAGATATCTCCTTTTTTATAGATACGAGCATAAGAATAATTAGGAGTTAATTTTAATCCCGTTAACTTTTGCATTACAGGGTAAACTTTAACAAGTAAAGTTTCCATAGCTATATCTCCATAGTGAGAATAGGTATTAGGCACTTGTTGATCAGTCCAAACACCAAAGTATTCAGTAAAAGTTGATATGAAACGAGTGTCAAATAAAGTTTGAGCAACTCTTCTTTTTAATAAGAAATATTTATAAATAAAATCAGCCATTTCTTCAGAGATAGCTTTTTCTATAACTATGTATTTCTTCTTTTTAAAACTCATTTTCTAACCACATCAAGTATCATTTTTCTAACCGCCTGTAAATTAAAATGAATAAATCTAAAAGGTTCTATTCCTAAATCCACAGCAAACTGATGTTCTAAGAATGCAGGAAATAGAATTAAGGTTCCTGGTTGAGGTTTATAATTTATAAATTGAGATCCAAACGTTATTTCCGATTCATTTTTTAAAGGAAGTTGAGTCACACATTTTCCAAGTCGAGGATCATGGAAGACTGGATAGGAAGTTTTATCGGAGCATTTTAAAAAATAGAATCCTGATATATGATTATCGTAATGGATATGACCTTCATGATGACCGCCACCATTTTTTCCAAACTCTTGCACCCACATTTCAGTCCAATAGATTTCATAATCATTTAAATTATAACCCATGTGATCTAAAACATTAAAAGAAGATTTACCTACAAAGTCTTGAAGTTCTTTAAACTCAGGTACATTTATAAGCGATCTTGAGTGGTGAGACATACCAAGATCACCAATATTTTTTTTAAGATTCTTGCTTCTTGTTTTAATATTTATTTTATTATTATCTTTAGCTTCTTTAATAAAAGGATCAGTTGCTTTGATTAAAGGTTTAACCCATTCAGGAATCACGGTAGAATAGACTGGTGAAATAAAATAACCTGTGAAATCTAAATTCATAATTTATCTATAAGGGTATCCTAGGTTCCAAATTACAAGCGAGTATCTAACTCCTTTTTTCACGGGGCAAACTCTATGCCACACGAAACTAGGAAACACGACTAATGATCCTCGTGGTAATATTTCTGTGCATTTTCGAATGTTATGTTTATTTCCTTTTTCTGGATTATTAAAATTAAATTCTAGTTCACCGCCTTGATATTCTGATGGATCAGATAAAGTACACGTCACAGATAATTTTCTTATTTTGCCATTGGTATTTGGATCTTCTGGATGATTATAAGGTATTTCCCAAGAATCGCAGTGCCAGCCATAGTATTGGCCTGGTGCATATTTTGTAAATTGACAAGATTCAGACCAGTCCCAATCGAAATTCCAACCTGCTTCTTTATTGGCTCTATGAACATAAGGTTGTATTTCATTATAGATCCATCTATCATTTAACCATGTAATATTTGAATCTCGTTTCTTCTTTAAATCTTTAAGTTCTTTTTGTGATAATGGTTCTTTTTTTAAATCTCTACCTCTCTCAACTCCACCTGTAAGAGCTATTTGTTCTTGATGACGTTTACCATAATTAAGTAACTCGTCACAGAATCTTGGTGTCAGAACACTTGTAAAATAGTAATAATGATTAAATAGATTCATACTTCCTCTGTATAAGGATATATATCTATTTTAAATGCTATTGTCTATGGTTTTAAATCCCAGCTTAAATTCTCTTCATTCCAGCTGTAAAATTTACCCTCTAATTTTTGTTCTTCTGTAAGAGAAGGTTGAGGCACAGGTGCTTGCCAATCGTCACTAGCATCGAGAGCCCATGAAGAATAAGGTTGTGAAGATATAAATTTATCTTTAATTGAATCATAGGTATAGTTAATACCTGCATATTGTTTTCTAAAATTATTGTTATAGGAGGTTTGTACCCATTTTACTCCATTAATAGAAAGAGGACAAACTGTTGCAAAGTGATTTGAGGCTTGTTCTGATAACTCACCACCGTTGTTAGCTATATCTTGATTACAAGCAACTACTACTCTTAAAACTTTATTGTTAGAATCTATTTCAGCAAAATGAGCCATTATGTTACCGTTAAAGTCCCTGTTACTGTAAAAGTACAAATGCCAGCAGATCCATCGGGCGCAGGACTTGTTGTTTTTGTATTTGTTGGAGGGCTCACTGAAACCCTAGGACTACACGTTGATGGAACTCTAATGATAACAATTCCAGATCCACCTGGAGCTCCATCGAATGGTGGCTGTCCACCTGCTCCACCACCTCCTCCAGTGTTAACTGCTCCATTTTTTGGTGGATTCCCTGGCCCACCTCCGCCTCCGCCTGCTCCTCCAGCTGCACCTGCTCCAGCGTTATAACCTCCACCTCCACCACCTCCTCTTGTGACTGAACAACCTGTAATACTATTTGCTAATCCTGCTCCTCCGACTCCACCAGAAGTTGGAGTTGCATCTCCTCCTGAAGCTCCTGCTCCACCACCTCCTCCTCCAGTATTAGTTGGTCCTCCTGCTCCTGAAGCTCCTCCAGGATTTCCTTGTGGTGGACTTACTGGTGGTGTATTACCAGCAGCACCTGGTGTAGATGGTTGAGAACCAGATGCAGTTCCTCCTCCTGATCCTCCAGATTCACTTACATTTCCACATCCTGCACCACCACCTCTTCCCCCACCTGCAGATGTTATTGTTGAAAATATTGAAGGATTTCCTGGACTTGCTGCGTCAGGAGGGCTTGGATAAGGACCACTACCAGCACCTCCCCCACCAATTGTTATTGAAGTTGGTCCTGGTGTTAACGTAATTTTTGTTCCTCCTGGAAATGAAGTACGATATCCTCCTGCTCCTCCACCAGCTCCTGTTGTAACTCCACCACCTCCACCTCCTGCTACTACTAAATAATCTACGTCAACAAGTTTCTCCCCAGCCGTTAACCCAAACCCTTTTGCCGAACCCGCACCTCTTGAAGATAAGATAGGCATAACTTTCTGGTCTCCTTTTTTATTTAAATTGTGTTTGACTTGCTAAAACTGTGTATGTTGATGCTGCTGTTTTAATAGCTGTGTAAGTATAAACATCATTAGATGAAGCATTACCAGTTGTTGGAGCAGATCCACCTTGATAAACAACTGTAACGTTTGTTGTTGTTCCATCAACCTGCACTACGTTATTATAAAATGTTGTGTTGTCCTGTTTTGTAATTAATGCAACAGTTACAGATTCACCTGTACTTAAAACTGCATTTAATGCATTAGATGAATCACCTCTTAAATTAACTGTAAAGTTAGAACCTAAATTAACATTTTGAAAATATACAGCTTGTGTAAGTACATCATAGGTAAATGTTGTAATATAAGTTGTGGAAATTGTAACACCTTCAAATACACCAAATATTTTAGTTTCACCATTATTTGTAATTCTTCCAGTTCCTTTTGGTGTTAGAGTTAAACCAACATTGGTATCACCACCTGTTGCAGAAATTACTGGAGCATTTCCAGTTGCTGCGTTTGTAACAGATATTTCGTTTACTGCTGATGCTGTAGTTGCAAATTTAATTTGCTCATTACCATTTTGATCACCAATAAAATTTCCATTATCAATTAAAATATTTTTTTCATTAGTGTCTAAATTTGCAGCTAATTGTGGAGCAGCATCATTTGATAATTTTCCAATGTTAGAATCTACAACATCAGTTCCATTTAAATATAAAAGTTTTGTTCCTTTATCTGTTGCAGAGAAAGTAACTCCTGTTTGACCTGCAACTTTTACTGTTACAGTAAAAGCACCTGATGTACTATTTTTAATTACGTAAACTTTTTCATCTGGTCCCGTTGCATCTGAAGGAATAGTAACATCTACGTTTCCTGTAATAGTTCCTGTAAGTTCTAATACTGCATTTTTACCATTTGAAAGAGCACCATTAGTATATGTTAATGTAACTCCTGTTGTTGCATTTAATGCAACTGATTCATAACCAGCAATTGCTTGTTGTAAAATTGTTAAGTTTGTATTGGTAATATCACCCCATGTACCGGCGTTTTCACCTGTAACTTGAATCTCTAGTTTCAGGTCTGTTGAATAACTTGATGCCATATTAATTCCTTATTCGTTTGTTTTATTAAATTTATGCGGCAGTGTCAATCTCCGTCCAAGTGACAACAGTTCCGGTGTTAATTTTGGTCCAACTTTGAACACTAGCGCTATTTTGAGTTAGAGTCAATATATTTCCTGTAACATTCACCTCAGTATTTCCACCAGCAAAAACAGTGCCTAAATCTGAAGTTAGTGCTATCCCTGTAACATCTACAAGTGTAATTGCTTCTCCTGATGCAGTTCCTAGAGCAATAGTTAAATCTATTCCTGTAACATTAACATCAGCAGTTCCAATAATTACAGTTCCAATTGCTAAATCACAAGTCATTCCAATACCTGTAACTGTAGCATCAGGAGAAGGATCTACTTCTCCTTGATTAATGGTCATTGCAATGTCTTCTTCTGAAGCATTCCAACCTTGTTGACCCCAACCTACAACACCCCAACCAACACCAGCTATTGAAGATACTACAGCTAATGCATTAATACCTGCCTCTACCGTTCCTTGTGCAATAGTTAACTGTTGCCCTGTAACAGATGCAGTTTCCCATATTCCATCTGCTCCCCAAACATCTTCACCCCAAGTTTCTCTACCCCAACCTTCTAAGTTATAAGCTAAAACAGTTCCTACGGCTGAAGTAAGTTGTGTCCG